GTTTTATCATCACGCATCATGCCACGCACCTCGCGTAACGTACGCGCCACCGAGGTTGCTACTACTGCCATTCCTCCTACCAATGCCGCCACTGACTCCACCGTCGACACTACTACTGCTCCAACTATTGCTAGTGCAGATGCAGCTCAACATGCTTCACACATCACATCAGCTCAGCTTGGAGCAGCTGGAATAGCAGACAAAGTCCCCTCATCCGTCGTCACTAACGATGGAGACATTTCCGTCACCCCTATATCCGAGAACGCAGCTCAGCTAGCGTCTTCCAACCAACCCGCCTCAGTCATCTCAAACCCAGCAGGAGCCGCCTCTGTGTCCATTGTCAACCCATCCGCTTTACGCTGCCAACAATGTGGTGCCGAATTCTCATCCATGACTCAGCTGGCTGAACATGTCCGTACTGAACATCGAACTGGTGCAGGTTCACTTGTCACATCGCCAGCCATCAACCAAGCGATCGAGTCCTGGCTCCTCACCTGGGAAGATCTCCGTCTTCTAGCACCCACCATCGCCACCGATGCCCTCAACAAGTACATGGGTGAATCTGTCGCCAAGGCGCCCCTTCTGATCATTGAGGACTCAGGTCTCTGCACATCCTTCCTCGCTTCAGACACCGTCTCAATCGCTGGTCTGCAACGTGAACTCGTCGGATTCACATGGTTCATGGAGACCCTCCAAATGATCCCCGCGTTACCCGAGGGTGCCGTTAATCATCTTATCTGTCACACCGGTTGGGCATCAAAAGACTCCGCATCCCGCAACCTAAACGTTAGGCTATCACCACCCACGCACGGTGCCGTCTCAGCATACACCACAGTGCTGTCCAAAGGCTACGTGAAAGATATGCAGTTTAATCTCCATACCTTCAGAGCTAACGCCCTCATGCTTAGCCTCAAGTTCGTGCTGTCCAACCTCAAGATTAACAAGTCCACTCCCCTAACCCAAGATCAGACTCCACGTTCCCGAGGCCGCTACATCAGATTCCATGACGACAAGGAATTGCTCGCTGTTGCATACCCCGGTCGTGAAGTGCTCATGGAGGCCAACCGTAACGCCCTTTTCCTCGATGAAGCCATCCCAGATCGCGTCGGTCGTATTGGTCGTGCTCAGAACGTTTCCGGTGATGTCAGTGCTCACATCGACACCTACGAGCTTTGTGACGACCTAACCCTGGCCATTCGGGAGATGTATCACAACATGCTGTTCAGCATGCACCTGGATCCTGCGTCGGTGATGGAAATTGTTCAGGATGTGTCTCAGCAACTGGTCGCCGCCTCCATTCCATTCGCTCAAACTGACACCATTCTGTGCCCCTGGGCTGCATCATCCCCTACTCTCCAGCTTGGACAGGTTCTGAACCTGCTGAATGTGGCTAACAATACATCAGCCGCTCTTCCCCTTATCGAAGCCGCCGCTACGCTCATCATGGGCATCACCCCACTCCGGATGGAACCTAGGATTTTGTCAGAAGCCATCAAACGTGTACCAGAGACCACTACCATCGTGCCCTCTCCCACTGGTGAGCTCACACGTCTACTAAAACCGTTGGGTAATGACTATTCTGCCTTCTACCGATGCATTGCTGGCTGGCTGTATAGTGGTATCGTCCAGACTTTCATCTCCGCGGACTCGTACCCAGATCCCACGCAGTCCATCACCAGCATTCCAGCCATTTGGAAGTCTCTCATTGTGACGTTGGCCGCGCCGATGACAACAGACCCCCACGCGGCTGTGAAGGCCTTCATGTCCATGGCAAATCTGCTGGCCCAACCAGAGCCGATCATTATCCCCGCTCCTGGCATGACTCAGTCCACGCCCGCCGTTCAGTTTGGACACCCCGAAGTGTGGCCACCAGGTTTTATTGATCCCACCACCTTGGATCGGAACCGGACCCCCCTGCTTCACGCTCTCGCCACCATGATCCATGCGCATTGGCCACAACCTGGAGTTATCCCGTACGGCAGTGCTCGCCTTGGTTCCGCCAACCTGTTCCTCCCCGCCAATCAGCTGGCTTATCCTTGGCCCACACAACCCCTTCCCCGCATCACGGTAGGTCCTACCTATGACTCCGCCATGTCACGATGGATTGACAACGTTTTCGGCTTTTACATCAACGTCGTTAATTCCCGATACGTCGCAACGATCGTAGGTGACACTACTCGTCGGACCCTCATTGGCCTGATGTCCGCCTTACGACAGGTGAAGACGATGACTCCATTCTACATCGAGCGTATGTGCCCCACTGAGATCGCCGTTGTGGGTGGAGTTACAGTCGTGCCCCCGTTTCAAGTGCCATTCTCACGGTTAGACCCCGATCAGGTCATCACCAACGTCATGGTTTCGCGCGTTGACCCCCAACTTCGTGCTGACGTCGCAGTCGACCCCATCGTCACCATGCCCACCCTGGCTAATTCCCTTCCAGTGGACCCAGCGGCCATTGTCGTTGCCATGCTGTGCGGCCAGACAGACGCAACTCTCGTCCCTTCGTACCACTATGGATCGGCCATCACGCCAATGTTCCTGTCCGAAGGAATCTTCACACGAAACCAACGCGCCGTCATCGCAAGTGAAGCCTTCGTGTGCGCTCGATCAATCATCGCCCAGTGCATCCCCGATGGCTTTCAGGTACCCCGGCCTCTGCAAGCCTTCAACCAGTATAACGCGTCTGGGAGCACCGCCGCCGATCTCCTCAAAGCAGTGGACGATATGTTCAAAACCGCGTTCGACCTTGACGGCTCGTTGATCGAGGGCATTGGATTATATGGTGACCCACGTGTCGCAGATCTATCGGTTGCATACATACGTCAAAACGGTGCTGTTGAACGGGTCCACACAGCTCCTGACTCATCCTTCATTCACGAAGCGATGCAAGTGACTTCTCAGGTTATGATCAACGAACCGAACCTGTGGGCAATCGCGAGAGGTGACGTCATTCTGGCCCAGAACGCGACCAACAACAATTGGGACCCCATGAACCCGGTCGGCCTTCCCCTTATCGTTAGAGGCGCTCCTGGCGTACGTGTCGTCGGTCAGCATGGCATGATCATCCCTCAACCTGGTGGCTTCTCACCCATGATTAGAGACGAAACTGGCAACCCCCAGCCCATCGACGGTGATTGGATCTATCCCATTAGCGTTCTCCAAGTTTCGGTAGCCAACTTCCGTGATCACGTCTGGCCCATGATCCAAACTGGCCGCACGCGCGTACGCATCGAGATGGGCCACTTTCTCTATTCCATCCACTACCACGAACCCTTCGGTCAGATCACTGAAGCCCCCGCTTTGGATGCCTGGCTTGCTGGCATTTCCCCGACCGGTGTCCCACCTTTCCCGTTCAGCGCACCTATCCCCCAGATCAACATTCCCATTACAGCGCGACGCGTGTACTTCGGTTACTGTACTATGAACAACAACGGAGCAACCTTCTCCACTCTGGGAGCCGCCATTCAGTCCGCCTGGGGTACTGATGTAACCATCCAACGCAATCGATGGCCAGCGCTGATTGATCCCGCCTACATCCCGGGCCATTCCCAACTTCCCGCTCGTATCCAACTGTACAATCCCTTGCGCCGCTACAACTACCGCTACCCCGTGCTGAAGGGCATGTTGTATATCCCCGGTGTTGAGTAAGCGTGCGTGCCGCGCGCCTGGCTAGTGGTGATTTTCATC